TGTTGCACCGCACCATTGTTGCACCGCACCATTGTTGCACCGCACCATTGTTGCACCGCACCATTGTTGCACCGCACTATTTCACATTATGAGATTGCGTTTCATAATGTGAAAGCATGCTTTCGGTAGGGGGGCTTCGTTTAAACGGCATCACCCCTTTTAAGCTACTCCGAGGGGCCATGGTCTTGGGGCCCCACAAAGCCTGAGTTTTTATATTTTTTTTTAAAAATCGCGGTTTATATAAATCAATGACTTACGAGCGATTTGTATGGGTAGTACTAGTAGTATGGGTCTAATCAACTCTTTGTCTATTTTTTTTTTTTTTTTTTTTTTTATAATAAAAAGATAAAGTAAGGGGTACTACTAGTACTACTGGTACAAATTTGGGTTTATTTTTGGAATTACGGCGCCAAACGCACAAAGTTTGCATTAGTTGATATATGAATGATTATGTCTATCAGATTGCTGGAGCAATTGAAAAAACAGATGGAAAGCTATACGGCTTTCGAGTACTGGTGTGTGATCTTCATAATTTTGAAACGGTAGATGTTCCGATAGCAATTATGGATAAAAGTACAATTGCTTTCTTGGAGTTCCGTCTCAAACTAACTAAAGATGCGTTGGATATACAGAAGCTGCCTTACAAAATTCAACGCAGTATACGAGAGCCGTTAGGGCACTTCCTGGACCAATGGGTCCTTAAAAACTTCTATGGCCATATTAGCGAACCAAAAAGTACTAACTCTTGATTATTGGAAAGCTGCCCGTAATTTGCAGCCTGGTGACTATGTCTTTGATAAAGATGGAAAAATAGTCCAAGTAAAACTGGTGCAAGAATACCGCGCCCAAGAATGCTATGAGGTAACATTCAACGACTACCTAACCATAGCCGGGGACCAGCACTTAGGATTTCTGGTAGAAACGCCTAAATGTCGTACTAGGGCCGCCATCTACAAAGGTACCCGTGCGTTCAAACGCAAACTGCGACCTAAAAATGTGTCTGTCTTAACGGAAACGTCGCTTAGGGACAAACGAAACCGCTTTGTTCTTTCCATCCCGACTACCAAACCCCTTGATTTACCTGAACAAACCCTGCCGGTTCCTCCGTTTGTATTTGGCTTTTGGTTTTTTAACCGCCGAAAGACCAAACGAATGGCAGCTCCCCGCGGACTTGCACCAGAAATCTACAGGCAGTTCAAAGACGCAGGTTATCAGATCACAGAACACCACAAAATAAACACAGGGGAACGGGAGTTTAGCGTTTTTCCCACAATTGAATCCCATTTGGCTTTTGATATCCCGTTAAAGATTCCCAACAATTACCTTTTAGCATCTAAAGAACAGCGAATTGAACTTTTAAAAGGAATTCTTTGTTCAAAATCAAGGCAATACGCCAAATCTAAAGACAAGTTTAGGATATCTTGCAAAACTCAGGCTGCTATTTTGCAGATTCAATGTTTGTTGGAATCTTTGGGCCACCGGATTACTGTACAACATGACCCGTACCGATCAAACTTTACCGTATTTTTTAAATCTCGGTTACAATTGTTAGATAGTCAAGTTTCTCCGCCGATAAAGGTGCATCACAACAGACGATATATTAAACAAATTGAAACTATTGCTCCACAACTGTGTGTTCATATTGAAACCACTGGGCAAGACAACACGATTCTCGTAGGAGAAGGATTTATTGCATGCCGTTAACTCAAAAACAAGCAACGGAATTAACAAAATTTGCAGCAGCACGAACACATTGGCCAAAAGACCAGCTTGATGCAGCCATATGGCGTATTAAATGGTCGCTGCAAGCCTTAGCACATCAAAAAGAACCTGAAGATGGAGAATACGATACCTTTCTTATGCTCGCCGGTCGTGGATCAGGCAAGACGCACACTGCCAGCCATTGGATTGGCATTCGTGCTTGGGTTTATGACAACACCCGCTGGCTCGTCACTGCCCCCACTTCCAACGACATACGAGCAACTTGTTTTGAAGGAGATTCTGGACTCCTTAACATTATCCCAGCCGCCCTTATCCGCGACTACAACAAGTCTTTATTTGAAATTACGCTTACCAATGGATCTATCATCCAAGGTATTCCTGCTTCCGAACCAGAACGGTATCGTGGTAAACAATACCACGGAGCTTGGTTCGACGAGTTGTGTGCATTCGATTACCTTGATGAAGCCTACGATGGAGTACAGTTTACCCTCCGTCTTAAGGACCCTAGGATCGCCCGAGTGCAGCAGATTATTACCACCACGCCCAAACCAAAAGAATTAATTGTTGATTTATTTGAGGGAAAAATTGGTGGTGATGTTTATGTGGTTAACGCCAGCTCATACGATAACCGCGAAAACTTATCCGAAACGTTTTTTAAACAGCTTGAGACGTACGACGGCACAGACATGGGCCGTCAAGAGATCTATGGTGAAATTCTGGATCCAGAGTCATCAGGCATTATTAAACGTAAACAATTTCGCATGTGGCCGGCAAACAAACCCACCCCCACATTGGAATACGTGATTGCATCATACGATCCGGCTACCTCAGAAAAAACCATGAACGACCCAACGGCTTGCACAGTGTGGGGTGTGTTTGATAGAGAAGACGCAGGTACTTGTGTCATATTGCTAGACGCTTGGGACAACCACCTTTCCTATCCAGAACTGCGACGTAAAGTTATTGATGATTTTAAAGAAGTAGTTTACGGCGCAGATAACGATTTTGGAAAAGGACGTAAAGCAGACTTAATCCTGATGGAAGACAAATCGGCAGGTATTTCCTTAATCCAAGAACTTCAGGGTGCCCGTGTGCCGGTCAGAGGATACAACCCCGGACGCGCTGATAAGGTGCAACGGCTTAATATTGTGGCACCATTGGTTGCTAAAGGAAAAGTATTTATTCCGGAAGATTCTAAAGTAAAAGGGGAGTTTGCAGACTGGTCCAAACGATTCCTACGACAGGTATGCTCTTTTCCAGAGGCCGGCGGCCACGATGACTACGTGGATTCCCTTTCCCAAGCCCTCAGGGTGTTGCGTGATTCTGGCTGGTTGCAATTAGACCCCCTACCTGCCCGGGACTACGATTACGCTGATGATGACGCTAAAAAGCGGTTTACCAACCCTTACGCGCAATAAAGGGCGGAAACAGTCGTTTCTTTGCATTAGTATAATTAGGAATCCAATAACACCTTTTTGAATAGTCTATGGCAAATCCCGAAATACCTCTTCAAGCCGGCGCTAATTTAGCGTCCCTTGAACGCGAAGATACCATTCATAATGCCCAAGAGCAAGATGAAGATTTGGAAGCGTACGCCGATTCTTTAGGCTTAGATTCCGAAGATATTGAACAAGAAGTCATTGAATTAGATGATGGCTCAGTCATTGTCAATTTTAAAGAAAAAGAAGGTCCACAAAAAAATCCAGAGTTTTATGCAAACTTAGCTGAAGAATTTGATGAAGGCATCCTGCAAGGAATAGCTGTCGAATATTTGGATTATATTGATGTTGATCAAGAATCACGCAAACAAAGAGATAAACAGTATGAAGAAGGATTACGACGCACAGGTCTTGGTAAAGACGCACCTGGGGGCGCAACGTTTGACGGTGCTAGTAAAGTTGTGCATCCAATTATGGCAGAGTCTTGCGTCGATTTTGCAGCCAGTGCTGCAAAAGAACTTCTTACCTGAAGGTATTGTTAAGTCAAGTATTAAAGGCCAAGCAGACAAAATAAAAGAAAGAGTTGCTGATCGTAAAGTTAACTTTATGAATTGGCAATTTACAGAACAAATTCCAGAATACCGGGATGAGATGGAACAGCTTCTTACACAGCTTCCTCTCGGTGGTTCCCAATTCCTCAAGTGGCGCTATGATTCTGAACAAATGCGCCCAACATGCGAATGGGTTGCAATTGATAACATCTTGCTACCATGGGCTTCTACAAACTTCTATACATCTCCACGAGTAACAGAAGTACAAGACATTACTGAAGATACTTATCGCCAACGTGTTGAGCAAGGTATCTATCGTGATCTAGATAATTTTGATTACACATCTGATGCACCGCTTACAGATCAAACACGATCTGAAAAAGCAAACGCTAAGATTGAAGGTAAAGAAGAGCCATCTAAAAACATTGACGGTTTACGTCGCATTTATGAAATAACTTGTTTCATGCGTTTAGATGATGATTCGGAAACATTGGGTCGTCGCGCACCGTACATTTTAACAATTGACGAAACAAGTTCTAAAGTTTTATCACTTTATCGCAACTGGGAAGCTGGAGATGAAAAACTCACGAAAATGGACTGGTACGTTGAGTATAAGTTCATTCCTTGGCGGGGTGCTTATGCAATTGGCCTTCCTCATCTTATTGGCGGTTTGTCTGCCGCTCTTACTGGCTCTTTACGTGCTTTGCTTGATGCAGCTCATATTAACAACAGCCAAACAATGCTTAAGCTCAAAGGTGGACGCATTGGTGGACAAAGTGACCGAATTGAACCCACTCAAGTAATTGAGATTGAAGGTGCACCCGGTGTTGATGACGTTCGTAAGATTGCAATGCCAATGCCGTTCAACGCGCCATCTAATGTTTTATTCCAATTGCTCGGATGGTTAACAGCTGCAGCTAAAGGTGTTGTAACAACTGCTGAAGAAAAAATTGGCGAAGCAAACAACAACATGCCCGTTGGAACAGCCCAAGCGCTGATCGAACAAGGTGCAAAAGTATTCTCTTCAATTCACGCTCGTTTACATCGCTCACAAGCAATGTCACTTAAAATCGTTTCACGTATCAATCATTGGTACTTGGACGAAATGGACAACCAGTCCGGCGAAGAAATTAAGGTCCGTGACTTTGCATCAAACACTGATGTACGTCCAGTATCAGATCCTAACATTTTTTCTGAAACACAACGTTTGGCACAAAACCAAGCGCTGCTTCAGATGGCAACAACTGCGCCTCCAGGAATGTTTAACATTCGTGCGGTATACGAACGTGTTTTGCAACAACTTAAAGTTCCAGGACTAAACGAAGTATTGCCTAACCCACTGGGTGCTAACGAATCTAACCCAGCGTTAGAAAACGTTTCTATGACTATGGGCCGTCCAGCTGCAGCATATCCTGACCAAGACCATATTGCCCACATCAAGATTCATTTAGAGTATGCACAAAATCCTGCATACGGTGGTAACCCAGTAATTGGACCAATATTTGCGCCGCATGCTTTAGAACACATTAAGCAACACTTAACATTGCACTATTTGCAATCTATGCGTGGTTATGTTGCTAAAGCATCTGGCGGTAAAGACACATTAGACTTGCATCAGGAAAAACCATTAGATATAGAAGCACAACAGGCTTTAGCATTGGCTTCACAAATGGTAAACCAAGATTCCCAAAAAGATCTTGGACAATACGTACAGCAAATTCAAGGTTTAGCGCAAAAAGTTGCGCAAGCAAACAAACAACAACAAGAATCTGCTGCACTATCTGATCCAACTGCTCAGGTTATTCTTAAAACCCAAATGGCAGAGACTCAGCGCAAAACGCAAGAAGCTCAAGCCAAAATGCAACTTGATTTACAAAGATCACAACAAGAATACCAAATTAAAGTGGCAGAGTTGCAACAACAAGTTCAAGAATTGGCCGCTAAATACCAAACTGAATCTAGCATTGATAGCCAACATAACGCTAAAGACATTGCGCTGGCCAACATCAACAACGCTGCAAAAGAGCGTATTGCCATGATTAACGCTGGTGCTGAAATGGACCAGCAACAACGTCAATTAGAGCATGAACAAAACTTGTCAGCTATGGAAGCCACAATAGCGGCTGAAAATGACATTCGACAGCATGGTTTAGAAGTGCAAAAACAAGTATTTGAACAACAAATTTCCCAGGTTCAAAATCAAATTGAGGCCGAAAATCAGGCTCAAATGGAACAACAAGCAGCACAACAAGAAGTACAACCCCAAACCCCCAATCAAGGACAATAAAATGGCAAACACAAAACAACCTGGCGGTGACGTCGGGTATAAAAAAGCCTACAAAATGACCGGAACCCCTGGCTATGCTGGTGGACCTGGTGAAACTACAATGGACAAAGGCCCATCAGGCTCACACCGCGATAACAACTGGAAAATTGGCGCAGGACAAGCAAAAATGGCCAAAAATGAAAAAGTTGGCCCAGGAAAAAACCTAAAAGATATCGACGGCGGCAATTTTTATTAATATTTAGGGCGGATTTCTTAGTAGTATTGCATTAGTAAGAATATGAAGGACTTTATATCCGAAATTATTTCTCGTACGAGAAACGAACAAGCAAAATTGGCGGAAACCCTCACCGCTGGTATTAATGTTAATTCTTTTGATGATTACCAACGTTTAGTTGGAAGGCATGAAGGTTTTAAAGCAGTAATAGACATTATAGATGAAATTTTGAGGGAAGACGAAGAAGACCTGTAGAGGTTAAGGAGCACTGAATAGTGTTTGATTTAAATAATAGTGACGAACCAGATACAAGATCGGAATTAGAGTGTTTTCCCGAAATTGATCATGGTGTTGAAGTAGCTGGAGATCGAGTTTTAGTCCAGTTGCGTAGACAAAAAGTAAAAAGTAAAGGCGGCATCATTTTTGTTGATGAAACTCAACAAACGCTGAAATTTAACGAGACAGTAGCTAAAGTTGTACAAGTAGGTCCTTTAGCATACAAATCACCCGATACATTAGAGCCTTGGATTGAAGGCCCTTGGTGTAAAGAAGGTGACTTGGTAAGGACAATCAAGTACGGTGGCGATCGTTTTGTTGTAGACCCAGCTGATGACAATGGCCCGGTGGTATTTATTACACTGCAAGCCCGCGAAATCATTTCTCGCATTAAGAATTTTGAATATGCGCAGAAAATGAAAGCCTTTGTAGATTAATTTTGAAAGAAAATTATGGCAGAAAATGAAAAAGACGTTCCCATTAAGGAACAAGAAGATGGCTCAGTATTAGCCAAAGTAGAAATCCCGGAAGATTTTGGGGATGAAAAAGAAGTAGAAATAGAAGTATCTACCAATAATACCGAAGAAGAAGATACTCGTAGTCAAGAAGAAATTGATGACGATGAGGCTGCAGAAGAAGGCGAAACGGCCGAAGAACGCGAACAAATCCGTGAAGCACGACGTGAAGAACGTAGGCTTAAAAAAGATTTAAAAAGACAGCGTGAAATTTCTGCCAAAAACAAGATTCAAGCATTAGAGCGACGTAATGCCGAAATGGCAGAACGTTTAGCCAAACTTGAAAATACGGCAGCATCTTACCAATTTGCCCAACTTGACAAAGCTATCGAAGATGAAGCTACTCGAGTTGAATATGCAAAAATGAAGATGGTGCAAGCTGCGCAATCTAATGATGCAGCCGGACAAATGGAATATTTAGAGCAGTTAACAGACGCAAAACAGCGTTTGCAACAAGCTCAGCATTATAAGAAACAACAAGTCGAGCAAGCAAAAGCTCCAAGACAGAACGTACCAGATGAAGTAAACCTAGAAACGCAAAAAAATGCGACTATGTGGTTGAAAAAGAATTCTTGGTACGATCCGCAGGCTCGAGACACAGATAGTAGAATTGCCAAGGTAATTGACCAAGAACTCGCAACCGACGGTTGGGATCCATCAGATCCTGAATATTGGGATGAGTTAGATAGTAGATTATCATCACGTTTGCCTCACCGATACACTAGTAAAGGTGGTGAAAGAAAAGCTCGTAATGCAGGCCCAACAGCCTCAAGCAGAGTAGCAAACACAACATCAGCAAAACCAGGAACAATCACGCTAAGTCGTGAACGTGTTAACGCAATCCGGGAAGCAGGTGCATGGGATGATATCGAAAAACGAAATAAAATGATCCGAGCCTATGCTCGTTTTGATCGTGAAAATAAAGGTTAATTAAAATGGCAAATACAAGAATTAAACGTGACTTAGATGATCGCTTAGCTGATCGAGTCCAAGAAACTAAAGAACGGATTGCAACAGAGGATCCAAGTAATAAATCAAAGCGCGAACGTGCAGAAGCGTTCAGAGACAAGTGGCAAAATAGCGCATTGCCTGACCTTCCGGAAGGTATTATTCCGGGTATGCATTTGTGCTGGTTATCCACTACAAATAATTACGACAGTATCGACAAACGTGTAGCGTTGGGTTATGAACCAGTTAAAGCCTCAGAATTAGGAAAAGGCTTTGAAGGACTAGGTAAAATGAGCTCCGGCAAGTTTGAAGGCTGTGTTAGCTGTAATGAAATGGTTCTTTTTAAATTACCACAGGAAATTTATCAAGAAGTGATGCGCATGATGCATTTGGAAGATCCACTTGCATTTCAACGTAACATTACTGATCAAGTGCGTTCAACGGCACAAGAAAGTAAAGGCGGGCGCTCAATTCTTGAAGGTGGAGTTTTGGAAATGGAAAAGGAAACCGCAAAGGCGAATAGTAATATTCGTTTTGAATAACATACTTCAAAAATAACAAAGGAAAAACATAAATGTCACAAACAT